CCTGTGCCATAATAGGTACGTTATCTTGACCTTGAAACACACCGCCATTTGCGAAGCGTTGTATTCCTCTATTCGTAATCAGTCCACCAGTATGCGCAAAGAAACTTGAAAGTAAATTTAATCCTGCACCCCCAACTGCATTACCAGATAATGCTAGTAACGATCCTACGGTTCTTAAAAACACACCAAACATTTGACCTGCGTCTTTTGTGTCTCCTTTTAAAGCAGACATTGCGCCTGCAAGCACATTAATGGACGCTGCAGCTTTTTGGCTACTATTACTTGTTGAATCAACATCACTACCTACATTATTAAGATCACTACCTACAGCACTAAGATCGTCTTTTAACTTAGCTAACACCGCATCAACATTACCTAACTCTGCAAACAACTTACGATTTTCCTCAACCATTTTAATTGTTGCTTCAATATTTTTTCTTTGGCCTTCTTCTGTTTGTGCAAACAAATTGATAAAAGTTTTTTGTCTATCTATACTAGCTTTGTTTTGCTCTTCCATCTCTTTAACAGCTTGTGCAGCCTTTTCTAATTCTGCGGTTAATAAGTTGTTAGCCTGCGCATTTCTTACAATTACCGATATTGCATTAGCCTGCTCCTTGGTCAATCCAACATAAAAATCGTTTGCAACCTGAAGAAACTTAGAATTTTCATCAATTGAAGCTGTATTTACGTCAAAACTGTTTTTTAAATTAGCTAACACCGCATCTTCGGCTTGAAGAACTTGACCTATTTCATTAATAACATCTAATCGTCTTTGTTGGGCTTCAACATTAGATTCAACATCTTCTTTTTCTGACTTTCTTGCTGTATTAACTAAAATCAGTGCATCTTGTAACTCTACAGAGCGATCTGTGGCTAGTTTTATATTGTCATTGCGCAGTTTTTCTGCTTCAGTAAGTCTATCTACTTCACTTTTTAATTTCCTTATTTCAGCCAACTGATCTAATACTGATTTTGATACAAGTTCGCCTGTTTCTGCAAAGACTGTCATTTGATCGCTAGCATCGGTTAAAGACATTAATTGCAATACTAATGATTTTTCCTGCTGATCTAAGGACTTTCTAAATTTCTCCATAGCAGTTTCTGCTTTACTGCTACTTGACTCCATTTCATTGGTAGCATCCGCAGCATTGGCTAATCTTTCAGCATACGCCTTCAAATCTTTTTCACCTTGCTTGATTTCTTTGTCAAACTCTTTTATTTCTTCAGTGAGATGATCAAATGTTCCCATAAGTTCGAATAGTTTATCAAATGCTAATCCAGCAATAGCCAGTAATGATCCTATACCTATTTTCTTTAATGCTACGCCAAATTTTAATGTAGTAATTGCTGCAAGATTTGCTTGAATTTTATATGCAAGAAAAGCACTGCTAACAAGACTGATTGCTAGCGCACCTTCTGCTAATTCTTTTTTGTTAATACCTTTTAAAAACTCCTGCGTAGCTTTTATTGCTTCCATCAATGATGGCATTAAAATATCACCTATTACAGCCTGCACTCTTACAATTTGATCTTGCATATTGCTCATAGCACCTGTAAAGGTTTCAGATAAACGCTCTGCACTACCTGCAATTCTTCCATCTGGATCAGCTAACGCATTAATCAGTGCTTTTCTAAACTCAGGTAGTGTGATTTTACTTAAATCTTTTATTCCTTGAGAATCTTTAATGATTTGAAGTATTCCTCTTTCTCTGAGTATATCTGCTGCCCCAGCTCCTCCCGCAAACGCACGACCCAGCGCACTTGCTGCTTCAGTAGCGTTAGTACCCATAAACGCAGCCAAATCAGTTAATGCGGATAGTGTAGCTTTTGAGTCTACACCAAATGCTTCTAACTGCGCACCTGCATTAACTACATCCTGGAGTTGGAATGGTGTGGTTGATGCTATCGCATTAAAGCGATCGAAGGCCGCTTCTGCGCCTTGGACACTGCCAGTCAATCCAACTAATCTAGTTTTAACATCTTCAAAACCAGATGATGCCTGTACAAATTTATTTACAAAAACAGTTGCGCCACCTAAAGCAAAACCATATACTAATAATCTATTTCTTAAACTTCCTAAACTACCAATTAGGCCATTGGTAGAGCCACGTAATCTATCGGCTGCCTTATTGTAATCTCTAGTATTCTTATCTAGGTCTTGAAAGTCTTTTGTAGCTCGTGAAAAGCCTTTGGTGCGAACTTCAATTATAAATTTTTTATCAGCCATTTTGTTTCTTTATATCTTCTGATTGGAGTGCATTAAATTCTTCATCTATAGCCGAAAAGATGACTAAACGGTGATAATCTGCTTCATCTATGTTATTTGCTAAAGGTAGATTGAATCGTTTCATAACCATATACTCCTCAAGCGCAAATACAGTCTCAGGCGTTAAGAAGTACGTTGAGTCGGCACAGAATACTAATGAATGATATAACGCAGCACCAAGCGTAAATTTCCCATCTTTGCTTTCATCTACGATACGCCAAATCTCATTCCATAGTTCATCTTCATCATACGTGATGGTTTGCTTGAGCGTTGGAGACTGCGCTTGGTATGGAAAATGCAGGTTGCGACTAGGCTGGCTTTTATAGCTCATCCACATCGCAACGCGGTGCATTATTACTTTTTTTGATTTACGTCCTTGTAAGCGTTATAGATACTCATTAACACTGTATCTATGTCATTATCATCCAGTTTACCTAATGACTTTTCTGGATCGGTAAATGCGTAGTTTAATATCCAATCTAATACATCAAAAAATTTAGCAGTATCAATCTCACCTTCTTTGGTGATTGCTTTTACTTCTAACTGATGTAACTGTCTACGCGCTTTAAAGGTTATTTCTGGTACATCAAATGTACCATTGTCTGTTTTTACTTTCATTTTGCATCCTAGAAAGATGAAAATGGCGTGATTTAAGAGATCGTGATTGAAATAATACTTGCTGATTCACTAGCTCCAAATGCTCTGAATGGTATGGTTTGTGTTAAGAAATCACCCACTTCTGGTTTGGAGTTATCTATCATTATATCTGGCAATGACAATGTAAAACCACTTGATTCTGCAATGTTCAATGCTACACCTGTGCTATCACCTTTAATTGCGCTAACTAAATCAAAAATAGCATCATCGCGTTTTACATTTAATGAGCCAGTGACTTCATATGGACCTGTCTGAACATAACCATATGGATCAAATGATGCACTTCCTGGCTGATAATGTACGCGAGCTAATGGTCTGGCAATGGTGATTTCCCAATTAGCAATCGTTAAGTCTTCAGCTGCAGAAGCAGTAGTAATATTATATGTATTTAAGTCAAAAATATTTTTAGGTGCGTCAGTATCCGCTGTTTTTTGACCAGATGTAAGAGCAAAATTCTTTTCTTCTGGTTGATACGCAGAGACAAATGTTGCTTCTACTACCATTTCACCACCATTAGTACCTACATCTTCTCTCATTGTCATTGATGTACAAAAACAACTTTTTATTACTACATCATTTGCGGTAGCATCAGAACCTGCATTTAAAAAAACAAGCATTGCTTGATCAGCACTATTTGAACCATCCTGCATAACTCCAGTATTGTCTTGCGCAGTTAGTGCAGAAGGACTAGCACCAACACCAAATAAAGGCAAGGTGCAAGATAAGACTGATGTAGGAGTTCCACGCATCGTCAAGGTTACTTCATATAATGCGTTATCGGGTCTATGATGACCTTGGTTTTCTATTTGTCCATAAATACCACTTCTAGGTGGAGCTACATCAATTGGCGCACTAGCATGTTCTATATTATAATCAGTAATTTGAAGTTGATTAAAAACATCAGTGCCAGCAGTCATTTCTGCACCAATTGCTACAGTGGTTGCTGGTTTTGCAACGAGAACTTCAACTTCACTGCGTGGTTGAAAATTTGATTCTAAAGCCATTACTTATCTTCCTTCTTAGATTTTTTAACAGGTTTGTCTATATTTTTTAAATAAGGTTCTATTTTTGCAGGTACTTCTTCAAACTCCACAATTAAACCTTTACATAACTTTCTATGTATGCTAGGTGCATCAAGACTATTAAAGTTTTCATCGTCTTTCAATTCTAAATACGATTCTTTTGCAATATATCTCATCCTATTATCTCCATTGCTGATACTACAGCAGTCATGTTTGCGCGCAATAAATCTGGATTGTCTTCATCGCGCTCATATACAGTGGAGTCGATGACAGCGTTATAAAACTGCCTTGTACCTGACTCACTGTAATTACGGTTATTGTATAAAAGTCTTTTCATTCGCTCTGCTACTAAGGCAACCTGCCTAAAACTTTCCTTGGTATAGTTACCTGCGAAATCCACTTGATAACTGATAAGGATTGTATAATCTCGAACCATGCCAGTATTAATCTGCTCATTAAGATCATCGGATACTGGCTCAATAAGAAAACTTTGATTGCCTTTATGCTCATCATAAAATATCTGTATCCCAAATTCATCTGCAATGATACTGTGAATATTGTCAATGACTCGATCATAGATGACATTGTTAAATGTGATTGCCATTATCTATAAATCTGTCCACTGCGCACAGTTCCGATTTGTATATCATCAGATTGGAAAGTAATGGACCACTCGTCA